AAACTTTTTTTGGTAGGAATTCTTTTTTGCTCTTGCCTTAGCATGAGATCTATAGTACTTCGTGCTTAGACTTGCCATATAATCTCCGTTGTACAAGGTCTGGGTCGATTTTAGGCATTACGGCTGCCAATTTATCCAATGGATTGCCTTCATATGCAATACCACTGATATCATTCTTAACTAGCCAATCACAGGCTGCTTTAAGTTCATGAGCGGATGCTTCTCCACTTTTAATTCTTTTAAGGAATTCAGTTGTAACGAGCCGATGTAGCTCGTTAAACTGTTCTTCCGTAGCTTTTTTAGCCATTTAAGCACTCATTCTAATGTTTCTTCTTAACTTATCGATGGATTTTTGGAGTTCTTTAGTACCAGCTCCACGTTGGTTTGGTGAAGTTAAGTTTTCCAATCTTTTTATTTTTTGTTCAAGAGTACCATCTAATAGACCTGCTCTTGTATTTTTAGATCTTTTTTTAGAAGATTTAATACCTTTTAATTTAGCCATAATTTAAGTACCGGGAAATAGTTGTTTCTCTATAATTTCTACAGCCTTATCGTCTAAGGTGTTATCAGTAGTGGAAACAAGCTTTTTCAATACATCAATTAGCAATCTTTTGACTGATGTTGATGTAGCAAACTTGATAAGGATGGGTTTAATTAGTAGAATCATTTACTTTAGTGGGTTGTTTAGGGCAATTGTACTTTTTTTGCTGCCAAGGAAGTGTAAATTCTTTAACTGGAGTACATTCTTTTTTTAAATACTGCTTAACTGCAGCTTTCTTTTCTTTTTCATACTTAACTATAGGGACAACATCATTACACATGCTATAAACACGTGTACCTTCAGCTAACATAAACCCTTTTCGTTGTAATTCAGCACATCTAAGCATACGAGTTAGCTCATAATCAAGCCTCATCTTTTCTTCTTGTCGTTTTGCTATCTGTCTGCACTGTGCTAAACCTCTACGGTCTAAAGGGAACATGAAATTTATTTGTCCTCCCCAGTTTTCTGCTATTGTGTAGGTTCTCTGGTTCATATTCTCATCAAAGGGTTTAGTATGATTACCCATATAGAACGGACTGAACGTCATCGTAGAACCATTACAGCTCACCCCAGAACCGTAGTGCTGCCTTGAAGGAGCACCATTGTTCTGGAATTGAACCGCTTGATTTGTCACATTTCCAGTCGCTGCTGCAACGGGATTTGACACATTATTAGTTTCGTCTTCAGCTTTAACAGGAGCTATTGTGAGAAGACTGACAAGGAAACAGTAGTAGAATCCGTTTCGATAGTTCTTTCTATCTCTGTTAACTCTATTACTTGACTTGCTGCTCTTGTTACCACCTCTAGTGAGAAGTCTGAACCAGCTGTTGTCATGTTGAAAATCGAATCGCTGTCTACTATACCTCCAGAACTGGCTGATGAATGGGTTATGTTGTCCCCAGACCATTTGTTTAACGCTGCTCCATAGGTTGTAGTGGTGATTTCCTCTGTTATTTCTTGAGTGGTTGTTGTTGTACTGTTCATCGACCCCTGCGTAAAGTTTGGGGTTACAATTTCTGCTCTCGCTACCGTGGGTGATGCCAGTAAGAAGAGTAAAAGCCATTTCTTCATCCTTCTTTTTTCTTAGCCATAGGACAGTTTACTGGACCTTGTTTTTTATTGTTGCCTGTAGTAAGGCCAAAGGTCGCTAATGCTCCAGTAAATACACTAGCAACGAACGTGATATCAGAATTACCTGATTTCTTAACCATAGGTATTTCTACATAGTTCATCGTAATAATAAACCCGGACCAGACGACAACGCCTAATCTCACGAATGTACCTAAGATTTGTATCTGATGTTCTTGATCCTCTGCTGCATCCTTCAGCTTACCGAGGAGTCCCTTTTCTTTTTCTTCTGGCGGTTTTCCTTCCATTTATCTACTTTTTTCTGTAGGAACTTTTGGATTTGTTTCTTTAATTTGTCAAATAAAGGAGTAGCTAAGGTGGTAGTGGCTACAGCTGCAACAGCTGCATAGGTAGCAGTAGCTACGACTTGTGCACTTGGTAATGGTAAGTCAATCTTAACAACAGGTACTCTAAGAGTTGGTTGTTCAGTCGTTGCTGTTTCCTCTTCTTTTTCTGATGGTGCTTCCTCTAACTCTACTCCAGCTGGAGCTTTTATATTACCCGGAGGTATTACAATAGGAGGGAAGACTGGCATATTAGCAGTAGGAGGCTCTAAAATCATATCTTTAAATTCTAGAGCATCTGAAGTTGGTAGCTTAGATTTTATGGATGGGATTTCCACTATAATTATAAGTAGTTATTTTTTGCAGCCGTTAATACTGTATTACGTTGTGTAGCAGTAAGACGGCCATCCCAAATACCTATAAAAATACAATCACCTGTTGATGGTTCTCCATAAGGTCCATTATTCATAGAAATACCTATAGCAGACGTTGGCCATACACCATTACCACCATCGGTTGCGTCATAATTATTTTGAGTACCATTGCTTTGTAACATACCAGCTCCATAACTACTGACATTAGTTATCTCAGCATAGTGTACTGCAAAAACATTTCCTATGTCGGTACTTCCTTCCAGAAACCCATTACCCATATAATACCTACCAGTACCACTTTCCCAATGACCTATAAACCAGTTATGACTACCACTATTACCGTTAGCTTGCCACATACGAGCGTCAGTACCACCAGAAGCATCGTATGATGTCATATGTATCATGGTAACATCTGCATTACCCGGCCAGCCAGTTATTATTTGTGAAGTCGTGTTCGTGGTTGGCCAACGCCAACAATCGACACTAGCACTTAAGTTTCGGCCAGTTCCTGTAGTAGTTCTTTGACCACCAGAAATTTCGCTAAGACGACCATTACCTGATCTATCATACCATTTATTATTAGTATTATGTCCATCACCTGCCCAGTCACCTCTATTTTCCCAATCATACCAAGAATAAGGTGCTGGGACCGAGCTTTCCATCGGCATCCAACTAGGTTTATTTGTTTCCCAAGTAGTTAATGGTTTACCACCACCTAAGAACATTTGCTGCATCGGTGTCATATTAACTTAACCCCGAACCACTAATATATGCAAGGTTCTGTGCTTGATACCATACAGTAGCCATACCACGGGTAGCAAGGGTACGGTTCCCTGTACTACCATCAGTTGTCCAGTAAACAGTATTGTTTGAACCTTGAGTTAACGTAATAGAAGAACCGCTGTGATTAACTATTGTAACTGCATCTCCACTTGCAAAAACATTATAAGGAATAGTAACTCCGCCACTTGTATTTGTTACACATTTACCACGATCAGCAGCTACTAATGTATAAGCAGAGGTTGTTGCATTCTCAGGTATAGCTCTTAAGTCGCCAAGTGCGTCATGTACTTCACCTTCTTCTGTTATCTTTGCTTTAGTAGCATATGAGCCACTTGTTTTATTTTTGATATAAAGATCATTATCGCTTTGGGCGGCATATATTCGCCACCAATCTCCATTATCATCTCCTTCGTCTGAAACTATATCAAGAACTGCATCAGCACCTTCACCAGCTTTAACAATGACACTACCGCTAGTCACTTCTATATTCTGATTAAATGTCCAGCAATCTGTAGAGTTTACCCATTTAATTTCCTTATCTGAAGCACCTTTAAGTGTAATACCACCACCATCAGCAGTTGTGTCTGAAGGAGTATCTACGCTACCTAGTTCAATATTTTTATCATCTACAGTTAAAGTAGTAGAGTTAATTGTTGTAGTTGTACCACTTACAGTAAGATCACCAGATAGTGTAAGACCAACAGCAGTAAGTAAACCAGTACTAGGGTTGTAGGTTAAACCAGTATCAGTTTCTATACCTTGTGTACCTGTTGATCCATCAACAAATGTAGGATATACCGTTTCATCAGTAGAGTTATTAGCAACTGCTGTTATGTTTGTTGCTTCTGTAGCTGTAGCAGCATTACCAGTACAAGATCCAGATGAACCAGATGCGTTACCAGTCACATTACCAGTCAAAGCTCCAACAAACGATGTAGCTGTTAATGCTCCAGATGATGAGTTAAAAGTTAAATTTGTTCCTGATTTAGGAGCTAAGTCTCCTGTAGCTGCTGTAGTAAATAAAACATTACAAGATGTATCTGATGATTCATCTGCAACTGTAATAGATGTAGGTACAGGTATAGTTACAGTTTGCCATGAACAAGTGTTATCTCCATCTTCTCTTAGGAATTTAGTTCCACCTGATTCACCTGTTGATTTAATAGCTGTACCTTCTGTATCAGCTGCTAATGAAGCTATTGTTTTTTCGACATCTGATCCTGAATTATCATAAATAATTGAGTCAGCTTTAATTTTTCCGTATGCCATGAGATTAAGAAATTAGAATGTATTTAGAGTTTGCAGGGATGGTAAGAACTACGCCACTTGCAAGGGTTACATCCCCTACGCTCATAGCATTTTTATTTGTAGTTATTGTATAGCTACTAGATATTGTCTGATTTGTTTCAGTTAAAACTGTGGCTATTGGTTCCCAACTAAGAGTACCAGATCCATTTGTTTGTAGAAACTCACCAGCTGTACCAGTTCCGGGTACACCAGATGATGCACCAATATCAGCTTTAGAAATTAAGTTCCCTGTTGCTGTAACACCACCTTGCCAAGAACTTCCGTTATATACACGTAATTCGTTAGCTGTAGTGTTAAATACTAAATCACCTGTATTTAAACTAGAAGTAGGATCAGAAGACGCTATTCTATATTGATCTGCAAAATTATTAACACTAGCTATATTAGTAGCTACAGTATTAACATTTGATATAGATCCAGCGACTGTAGTTATATTACTATTTGCACCAGCTACTGTACTTATATTAGTGTTGTTACCAGCTACAGTATTGACATTAGCAATAGAACCAGCTACAGTATTAACATTACTGATAGAACCAGCAACTGTTGTAACTTCTGTAGCTTTAGGTGTTACTCTATGGAATGTATAAGTATGTAATGTAGATGTAGTTTCTACGATCATACCTAATGTAGCTGCATAAGTAGTGCTATTCTCTAAACCATTGATTGTAATAGTTGCATTACTAGCTACGTTACCATTAGAAATGGTTGCAACTCCAGATCCATTAGAGGTAAGGTTTCCGCTGAGAGCTTTAATAGATATAAGAGTTCCAGCCCCGTTATTAACGTCAGGGTTAGCGTTAGGGAAAGATGTTTCATTTGCTATTGGTACAAAACCACCTACATCATCAACAAGATCTATTATACGAGCATCTATAGCTGATGTAGTGGCTATTTTGTTGTCAGCTGCTGTCCAAGTTTCACCTGATTGTATCTCTTCTACACTACCTAATCTATAATATCTTGAATCACCTGCTGATGTAGTGAAAAAACTCGTATCATTTGTAGTAACACCAGCTTGTTCAGAATTAGTTACAACAGCATCTGCATGTAGTTTAGCTGAAGTTATTTGACCATCAGCTATATGTTCTGTATCAATAGATCCAGCTGCATAATGTTCAGAATTTATAACATCATCTTGAATGTTATCTCCATCTATACAATCGTTTGAAAGATGTTGATGATCAATACTAGCATCTACATAATGCTCAGAATTTATAGAATCATCAGCTATCTTACTACCATCAACTGCATCTCCATCTAGTTCTGTTCCTCTAATACTACCAGCTGTTACACTAACTGTTATTTTTCCAGAAGAAGGTGAGTCATCTGTAACAGTTATACTTTGACCACCAACTACATCTGTAGTTAAAGCTGTATCTATCTTTGTATCAATACGAGCTTCAATAGCTTTAGTTGTAGCTATTTTTGTATCATCAGTTGTATACCAAGTTTCAGTACTAATAACAGTTGGGTCACCTGTTAACCAAGCTTTATCAACTTTATCATTAGATTCTTGGGTTACATATAGGTTTTGTAATGAGTTGTCGTTTAAATCATTAGAACGTATAGCAGAACCGGGATAAAAAGTAGCCTTAGGTGAATCATAAGCTGTACTTCTATATATCCTAATAGCTACATCAGTACCCGGAGGTGTAGGTGTATTAGCTGTTGTATTGTTGACGAATTGGACCGTTGTTGCGTTAAGTAATCTGAAGTTTGTTGTGGCGACTCCATCAAGACTTGCCTTGATATCGGAGTCATCTAAATATGGGAATGTGAACGAGTAATCAGTGGTGGAATTGTTACCCGTATAAGTATTTTCAATTGTTACG